GATTGATTTTAAAGTTCTAAGCCGTAAATCCTTCCTCGGATGCGGGACTGTAACACGTCCCTTCTTAAAATCATGCTTGAACTGATGATGACTTCCCTCGACATCAGCCAAATGCCAACCGTCAGCTTCTAATAATTTAATAACTTCCCTTGACGAATAACTTTTCATCACTACCTCCATTGACTATATTATACCACGTATTATATTACGTGTCAAGTGTTATTTATATCTTTTACAAAATTTATGATTCAGAAACTTGATTATTTTGACAATTATAAAGACAGTTGCCACATTGTTGAAGACAGCTTAGATTAGTTTCACAAGTGCCACATTGAATAGCCCTTTCACAAGATGTATGACAGCCAGATTGAGCTGATTTTTCACACCGCGTTTGACAGCCACCAGATCCAGGTTGATGAGTTGTCGAACATGGCTTAGGCGGTGGCGGTGGCTTTACAGTTTGCTTCACCCATACAGTTCTATCAGTATTCCTAGCCTCGCTTATTTCCTTGCCCATATACATTATCTTCTTAATATTTCCAGTAACTATCATAAAATACACCTATATTAAGAAATACAAAGTATCAGCACGGTTCTTTTCAGCATCCGATAAAGCAGAGTAATTAGACTCACTAATAACTATACATCTTTTAAAGTCAACTATATCAGTTTTATCAGCTTTTAATTCAGTTATTTTGTCTAGTTCATCATAAAAAGCTTTTTGCAAATCCATGTGTTCTTCTCTTTTTTCGTTTTTTAACCTAGTATAAGTGTCTCTAACACTTACGTCTATCTCGGCTTTTAAATCATTATATAGATAACTTACATAATCATGTTTTGCGTATCCCGATAAATCTACATTACCATTTCCAGCCTCGATAGTAACATCGCCCGTCATGCCGTTTACGCTAGTTACCTTGTTCTTTTCTGCACCGTTTTCGATAGCATCTAACTTACGTTTATCCACATCAGTAAAATCATTAGTCGATAAGCCTTTTCCCTCTACCTTGTCGACTTTTAACTCTATTGCTTTCTTATATTCCTCATAAAAATCATCTAACGCTTCTTCGATTACGTCTTGATTATGCGCCATAGCGTTTTCTAAATCAACAATATTACCCCTAAAGCCTTTCACCTCTTCATCAAAAACAGACTTATCAAGCTTAGCCTCAAGCTTCTTTATAATCGTACTTACTCCCGATTGATTCTTCTCAAGTTCCGTCGCTATTTCTTTGAGCGTATCAAGCTCCTCAGGCGCTCCATCTATCACCTCGCCTATCCTATCATCAATCATCTTTTTTACGCCGCTTCGTAAGTCCCCATCGTCCATCGTGATGCAGTCCGCGTCAGTAATCACGTCCACGTCAGTTTTAATCTCTACGCCTTTTGCGTCCCTATCCACGTGCTGCACCCTAATCTTTTTTAAATCACTCAATCATTTCACCCCTTATATATCCTATATCACTAGCTAAGTAGCCGTCCTCGCCCTTAGATATTAAATTACCATGCGCTTGTATTGGCTGCGATTCTATCACAGTATTTATCAAATATCCCGCTACGTACGCGTCCAGCTTGCTATTTATTTCACTTGGTTCATATGGCTTATACGTCATGTGCATATGTCTACGCCTTAATCCTGCTACGAATAAATCACTACTTATTTCTATAGTCGTAAACATCTCAATATTTGCAGGTATTATCTTCCTTAGCTCATTTAGTAAAGCATTGTAACCTACCTTTGTTTTACCGAGACGTAATTTAATCTTTAACGCATACTTGTCATAAATAAGCTCCATCTCATAAGTACCTTTACCTAAAAATAAATCCAAGAACTGTCTAAGAGTCCTATCCGTCCATATAACAGTAGAATTCCACTCAATATACACTTTTAATCTTCTATCCTCAAGACTCCCACTTGGTATAATCCCGAGCATCTCTTCCCAGCGCCTTATCCCTTCCTCATCAGCTTCCAAGATTAAAGTATTTCTCAAAGTCCTGTAAAACTCATCCCACATCAGATTGAACTCAGGATTTTCCGCCTTAACCCTCGCATAAAATTCTCTCGCCTTTCCAATCACATCGTAATCCGTGTAATTTAAAAGCTCAACCCTTCTAGCAATTCTAACACTAATTTTAATCACCCCCAAAGCGTTCATTGTTTATATCAAAATAATAATCCACATCTAAGCCATCTATTTTAGAACCAAAATATATAAGCTTCTTAGGCTTAGTTATATCAACCATCTTCATTAGTTCATCCTTAAATTTCATCTTGTCCCTAATACCAGTACTACAAACAGCAGCCGTAGAATTCTTTACATATATATCACTTATGAAAATCTTACTAGACCACATAAGGTTCGCTATAACCTTTACACCATTAGCTTCAAATAGCTTGGCCAAGTACATAGATCTATATAGATTCCATAGCTGCATAGCAAAAGGCATATCCTCATACATAGAAAAGTCAGGAGCAATAACACAAGCATACTCTTTAATCATAGAAATATATTTAGATGGACAGTTCCAAAGCCTTTCAAACTGATAGTCATCAATAAAAAAGTGAACCCCAGTTAAAGACCTATCGCCCTTAAAAGAATTCACCTCATTAAAACCTATCCACTTTTCAGGAATTTTTCCCATAATAAAAGGAGCTAATCTTGGAATATCGAAAGCCCCTTTGTCAGTATAATGTAATTTGTCTAAATTATTAGTAAATCGTTTGTACGCCATAAAACAAAAACCTACACATCAAGAGTTATAAGCTCATCATATCTATCCTTGACAGACATACCATCAAGCAAAGGCTCATTAAGTATGTCAATCAAAGAACCAGTATAAATAAGCCTATCATTTTCGCACAAATAATAATACTGCTCCATATTATAATCATAAACGATATTACTCTTTGCCCTTTCTTGCTTGCCCTCATTCTTCCTCAACATCATTTCAACATCAAATGGCACAAAACTAAGAGTATAAACTTTATCAGCATAGATAAAAGAAGAAACATCTAAAGTACACAAATTGTTTTCTACCCAGTCATCAAAACTTTTAAAAACAAAACGATGCTTCATATAGTCAATTTTATCCTTGCAATTACAATTGAAACTAAACACTTCATTAAGATCAGCTAAAAAATTCATCATAGGAATATCAAGATTATCAATATAATCGCAGCTGCCGTCACCATATTCAATATATGGAACTTTATAAACCCTGTCAGCTAAATACCTTTTATTGCCATAAATCATGATCCTTGCACTTCTTTTATAATCGTCATAAAAGTTAATAGACCTCATTCTGTCGTCATGTCCTACATAGGCATAGATTCTATCCTTAGTTCTTGTTTCATATGGAGCACATGCAGAAGTAGAGACAATATTTTTAATAACCTTTACCATATTTAAATTAAGTTTAATCTCCATTGTTAAAATCCTTTCATAATTACCAGTCAATAAATTGTATATCCTTAAAAGCTTCTTTAAGCGTTTTACCATCTAAGAACCTAGCATTCAAAAGCTCTTCCTCAGATTTAAAAGTCCTGATAATCTCGCCTGCACGATCGTCACGAAGTGCAAAACAAGGCTTTTCTGGATTGATATAATACAGCTGCTTATTGAATATAAAAAACACATGTCCAGTTGTCTGAATATCTTCTAATAATTCATCATAGTTTTTATAATCAAAAAATATTTCATCCTTTAAGTCCCTCATTGTACTTTCTCCTTTCATACATCAATAATTAATATACGTCATTTCCTTATACGCATCAATCAATTTAAGCCCATCAAATATCTTTGCCTCTGCCAGCTCCTCAACATTCATAACATCAAAAAACTCAACATAATCTCCATCCATGTTAAGCTTTCCACCTACCAGGTAACCAATACCATCATCACCAGCATAATAAGTGTATGGTTCAAAATAATACTCATATCCTCTAAAATAAAGACCTAGTTCTTGACAATAAACTAACTCTTCGATTAAATCATCATAGTTATCAACCTTATAGCCTAGTTCCCAACCCGTATACCTTGTAGTGTCCAGATATTCACTGGAATTATGTCTTTTTGATAAAGCCATATTTCAATCCTTCCTTTCTGTATTTATTTAAAATATTCATTTCATTTTTTGTTAATGCCCTTGCATCATCAAACTTAACAAAACCCTTGTCATCATAATGAGCATCATGTGCATGAGGCGTTTCAATCCCTTTGTGAGCCTTGCCTAGCACATCGACCCTAATAGTTTGCTTGCCTTCCTCATTATAAAAGCCAATCTTCTTAAGCCTATTGTCATCATCTAACAAAAAGTAAATTCTATTATTACTTCTTGTCTCTAATGGAAGACTAATAGCTTTTGTTCTTTGCCTAATAAACTTAACATTATCAATCTGACCAACAGAATAATACTCAGTTCCATAAGTATAACTCTTTATACCACTTCTTGAACCTCTTCCACCCATATTATATCACCATAGAAAAAACTAATCAAGCCTTACACACACCATCAGGCACTTTATCTAAAAAGCTTACCTCGCCAATTACAGGCACTTCCTCTTCCTCAAACGTAAGCCTTATATTCTCATCATTAAAAGATACATACTCACAATCCACAAAATACTTGTCATACTCAAGAAATCTACTAATTAAGTTAGAACTTCTTAAAACAAGCGGCCTCTTACCCCAGCCATCTCTTACTTCCTTGATATAATCATTAATTACCTTTTTAACAACTTCTAAAGTATTGTCCTTGCCATAACCAGCTTGAAACACCATCTTGACCTTGACATTAACCTTCTTATGCGTAGCACCTACAACAGTTACAGTGTGTCCAATAGGTGCAATACCAACACCCTTTCCATGATTCTTAACAGGATCAAGAGCCGTCTGCACATCATCAATCAGTTTAGACGATGGAGTAAGGCCATCAGAACCCGTTATAACCACCTTAACAGTTCCGCCGCCTTGCCATATAGGAAAAACTTTTACAGCTCCTACTCCATCAAGAGCCATAGTCCAGCGCTCATAGTCTTCAATATTTCCTCCAAAGTTCTTTTTTCTAACTTCCTTAAAATATCTTTCTCTAAACTCTTCTAGCGTCTCATCATCTTTAGCAGGCTTTAAGAGTTCCTTTATTCTTGCCACTTCATAATATCCAAACAAAGGACTTAGTTTGCCACTTTGCATATTATATTCACTGCCAGCCTGTTCAGCGATTAAATCAGCTTCATAGAAAGAGCCTCTCGCCACACACTCACTACCGACGATATACCTTAGCTTATTTATAAAAAATATATCTCCTATTTTAACCTTATCCGAGAATTCCCCGCGAATTATCGCCTTAGTAGCCTTATAAGCTTCAATACCTCTTTCTTTACCTAATCTCTTAAGAAAATCAAAATTAGCCGTATCAGCAAAAGCATTTGCATATAGCTCATCAAGTTCAAAATATAAAGCCTCAAGCTCCAAGCAGGCAGGCATTAAAGCATCATATATAACCGAGCCTTCCCTTTTATCCATCTCATCCGATATCCTAGACATACATCTTTTTAGTATGTCCTCAGCGTAATACTTAGGCAAGCCTAATCACCTCACTTACTTCAAATTCACCATATATACTATCAACCACAAAGCTCAAACATAAATTATCCTTCTTGCTCATCTCATCAATATATAAAAAATTATGCACATCATTTATTCTATCATCATCAATTAATGCATCCCTTATCCTATCAGTTAATATCATATACGCCCATCTCTTTTCTTTACCAAAGAGATCTTTCTTCTTTAAGCCATAATTGCCATATATAACATACTCACCCTTTTCAGTATTAAGTTCCTTATATATAGCCTGCTTTAAAGCCTCGATCTCATCGCAATAGCCGCGTATTCTCTCCCTTTCAATATCCATCTTGTAAGTCTTACTAGGCTTTACTCTCTCAAGCTCAAGCCTATCTTCTAAGAGTTCATTAATTTCCTTATCAATCGTAGGTATCATTATATCCCCTCCTCATGAGTCATATCATAGATAATTCCACTCGTAACCTCTACATCGCCATGCGGACACTTACCAATAAGCTTACACTTATCAATTCTTCCCTTAAAGCTATATTCTTGTCCATTTTGTCCGACCTCCGCCGCCTCGTAACAATAGAAATATCTTTGTCCACCTAAATCCTCTTCTAAAACAAAATCCTTTCCAATGTCCTTTGTCGTAAATACTCTATACTTAGGAGTAACAACGAATGCACCCGATACCTCAAGATCTCCATCATATAACTTAAAAGTAGGCGGGCTTGTCTTAATGAGCTTGGCAAAAACCTTTCTTGCCATATTCTTCTCATCAATCACACCGCCCGCAATCTTTTCAATAACAGTCTTTAAATTACTACTCATTACTTGCCCCCTAATGGCATTATATCCTTGTTATAAACCTTTACCGTCATCAAATGTATGCCATCCTTTACCTTATGCGTTACACTTGAGACAAACATCATACTATTAACAGCAATATCGCCAATAGCACCCAATATAACAGGCACGAGTGAGCCGCCTCTTACGTCCCAATCTCCGATAATATCCTTAATCTCAAGCGTACGCTCCTTTCTATTTAAAAGCTCTAATAATCTAGCCGCCTTCGCGTCCATATCTTCACTCTTAGAGCTTTCAGCCATATACTGCCTTAGCCCCCACTCTTTAATATGATTCATATCTTCCTTTATGTGATACTTCATCTCTTTCTTCTCATCATCATTATGACTAAGCTTAATTCTATTATAACTATTCTCGATCGATGTCTTGTAGCTAAAATTACATGAATTATCAAAAGTTATAGCCTTTTCTACCATCATGGAAGACGGCTTTTTCAAACATATTCTGCCATTCTCATCAAAAAGAGTAAATATAACTCCATTGTGAGCCAAGGTCATGTCATAAGCATCTTTAAATATCGTAAAATACTCCTTATTTCTGTGTATAGCACCTTTAATTTTATATCCAGTATCTTCAATATCACCAGTAATCATGCCTTGACGCGAGCATACCTCTTTTATGATATCGCTATAAGTCATATCCTCAAACTTAAGCGTATCTTTATTTTTAAAGTACCACATGCTATCGTAGCAAGTATTTTTTATTATCTGATTCTTATCCCTTGATTTAGAAACAATATAACCAGTAAATATCATCTTGCCATCTTCATTGTATACCTTGACATTGCCACCCTCTTGATAATCAATCACTTCATCCTTAACTAACTCAAACTCAAGCGTAGATGGCTCAAAGCCCATCGACCTCTTAATAGTAAAGCTATCTTTAACTATAGGCTCATAAGTAACACCCCTTGATGTAATAATAATCCTATACACAAGAGCACCCCCTTTTATATGTACAAAAAAGAGGCACTAAGCCCCTTTTCTAATTTAACTCTAACGTCTTGCCTGTATAATCAGCAATAACACTTGTTATTCTATTCTTATCCTTAATTCTCTTATAGTTTTTGATATTGCCTCCGCCTCTACGAATTGCAACATTTATCGGCTCATTCTCGCGCACCTTTACAGATGCTTTAGCCTCTCTATCAGCAGTATTTACTTCAGATAAAGTCGTCTTCTCTCCATCACTCTTCGCAGTAAGTACCTTCGTTTTAAGTGGTATATAAACCTTTAAAGTGATTGATGCCATAAGACCAGGAGCATTCTCAACCGATTCTTCATAAGAGAAGTCCTCAACAGTCGCTTTCTTTATAATAGAGTTCTTAAGCCCTCTATCGTGTCTGATAATGATAAAAGGAATTATTTTCTTTTCCTTCATCATCTTTTCAACGCCATGGGCAACTGTAAAAGGCTCAATATATTCACCTACTATAGGAGCGTAATCTCTAGGTAAGAAGAAGTCAAACTTAAAAGTTGTTAGGCTAGGTTTATTTAAAACATTAAGCTCATCGCCATTAAGTAAATCAATAGCCTTGTTCTTGCCCTTATAATTAACTTCTATATCCTCAGGAGTGATAGGTAATTTAAAACTATCAATATAAAAATCATGTGCCCTCATTATGCCATCACACCTACCCTTTCAACTGCTTCATATAATCCATCTTCTATGGACTTAATGATTGAATCTGTGTCCGCTGTTTCATGAACATCGCCAAATGAGTTATCCACATGAACATCGATCTTATCCCACGATAAATTCTGTATAGCTCTTTGAAACATAACATCGCGTATAGCCTTTAAATCATCAGAATTAACCTCTAAACCATCATCAAGCTTCTTATCTATGCTTCCAGCATGTCCAGCCGCTTTACCCATACCCTTATCAATAGAACCTAGATTTTTTTCATATGGAGGTATTTTTAAATCCTTAAGCGGGTCAGCCTTTTCAGCCTCTTTTTGTTTAGCGATCTCAGCTTCTTTAAGCTTAATCTCGTTAGATATACCTTGAGAGGCGCTATCAATACTCTTGCCACTATTGACAAGCATATCGCCCATGCCATCCCTAAGACCTTTTGCAAAGTCATCAAAGCCGTTAGCAAACTTTACTTCTCCTACTTCGCTAATATTAACACCAGGTATTAAATTAAGCCCCTTAATAACTAGATTTATGCCCTTAATCAAAACATTAAGCATAAATTGAACCGCATGCAGTACTAATTGAATAATCCCTAGTATAGCACTAGCTATAACGCCGATAAAGCCACCTATAGCCATGCCTAAAGCGCCGAAGATATTAAGTACAACAAGTTTAAATTTAAGCCACGCAAGCGTTAAGCCGCCTAATGATTGTATCCACTTAAAAAGAAGCATAATAAGAGTAAGCACAGCCGTGATTATTAAGATTATAGGATTAGCATTACATGTAATATTAAATACCGTCATAGCCGTATTAACAGCCCACACAGCCAATTGATAAGCCATGAGCGCACCAACAGCAATCTCAATTACTCCACTAAATTCATTAAAAAACCCAAGTATGGGCCCGAATATATCAATCAATACTCCAAAAACCTCAGAAACTACATTTAAAAAGCCAGATACAAGATTAATTAAAAACTCAATAGTCTTTTGCATATTCTCTGAATTTAAAAGCTCATTCCACTTAATAAAAGCACCACTCAATGAAGCTTGTATACTATTCTTAATTTTAGTCATAATGTCGTGAAAATTCATAGGCATATTCCTAAAAGCTTCGTCAGTCTTTTCAGCACTATCAAGCATAGCACTTACAATTACGCTACTTGAAAGCTTACCCTCTTCAGCCAGCTTTCTTATCTGACTTATATCGCTGTCCATATATTTGGCAACCTTATCTAAGATAATAGGTGCATTACTCATAACAGAGTTTAAGTCCTGACCACGAAGCACTCCACTTGCTAAGGCCTGCGTTAAGTTATACATAACAGAGCGAATACCCTCTGCATCAGTTCCTGCAATCTTGAAGTTTTTGTTTAGCTGCTCAGCAAAAGTGATAAGGTCACCAGAGGATTCAAAAGCATTTCTTGCCTGCATACCAAGCTTACCAATGACATCAGCCGTCATCATAAACTCGCCCCTTGACTCGCTCGCACTCTTTCTTATCCTTGCCATAAGCTCAACGCCGCTAAGCTCTGTTTCAGTCTCTTTAAAACTATCAGCAACCATATTAAGTCTAGTAGATACATTTTGAAATTCATCAGCACCCTGTATAAAATTCTTTATACCTTGAAAAGATAAGTAGCCAAGTGCAAGCTTCTTAACAGCAGAAGCCGCCTTATGCATAAGTCCCTCACTATTAGCCACAGAGCTTGAGAGCCCCTCAATAGAGCTTCCAGCGTTCTCACTGTTAACCTTAGCTTCGATTAGTGCTTCATCAAGGCCGTGAACACCCTCAACTGCTTGTCTAAAAGCTTCATTTGCTTTATCTAAAGCTCCCTTATCAATCATGCCTTCAGAAGCCTTCTCACAGTTCTCCAATGATTTAATCATCGCATCGACAGATGAAATAATATTTTTCAAAACAGGTGACATAGAATCAAATAATCTTATCTCAGTATTAATCATTTCTTGCTAGCCTCCTTCATTTCTTTTCCATACTCTGCCATCATCGCCCAGTATAAAGCCTTCTCCTCTATACTCATATTAATGACATCAGAGGGCTGTATATTGCCCTTAGTCATAATAAACAGATGATAGCAAAGCATGGCATCATCATCTGTCCTAATTAGTTTTTTGCTTCATTTATTTTGTCATTGATATCTTCATCAAGAGAGTTAAACTCATTTACTTCAGTTGAAATCTTAGTAAATTCAGCTCCAGTAAACATTTCGTTGATTAAGTCCTCTTCGTTCATTACGCCGTAGCTATCTTGAAGTTCAGCGCTCTTTAAATCAGGATCAGTTATAGATAACTTTATTAACTCCATATTATAAGCCTTAGTATCAAAAAACGGCTTCTTATTTCTAATAGAAACCGCCGCATCTTGACATCTTGCTAACTCCTTTGGACTTAGTAATTTTATAGTTATAGGCTCAGAGAATCTATCAGATACAAAGACCTCTTTTTTTCTCTCGCCTTCCTTAACATTTTCTTTTAAAAAGCTAGATAACTTACTCATTAGTCTTCCATTCCTTTCAATACCTTAAATAGCTCAGGAGCGTCAATGTCTTCACAAGTACCATCAATCTTTTCAGATAATACTTGATTATCAACATTTAAAAGAGCCATAGTTATATTGTTGAGCTTACAGTCCCTTAAAATCACAGTATGACGACCAGCAGAGCTATTAGGATCATCATTAGTTATTTGAAGGTCAAAGTAAGTCTCTTTACCAGTTTTGATATAGTCTAAAGCCATAGCTCTAAATATATCAGTGTTGTAGTACATCTCAGCTTCCCAGCCAAGCTTAATACCACTAGTTAAATTACCCGCAATAGTAGTTCCGAGTCTTTGAAGCTCAATATTGTTCTTCTCAGTCTTAGTCTCAAAACTCTTAAGCTGGAATAATAAATATCTCTTTCCTTTTATAGTTGCATAAGCCGCACCATGACGACCATCAATCGCTTCATAAGCAGGCATTATTCTTTGTTCAGCCATATCCTAACCCCCTTATTTAACCCTAACTATCATATAAAGCTTTCTCATAACCATGATAGGCTTAACTAGATAATCAACCTCAACGCTATCCTTATCATGACCAGCCTTAACCACTACATCACTAGGCTCAAAGTCTTCAATCGCTCCAAGCTTTTCAAGTGTCTTAGCGTGATTAGTAATATCAGCCCACAAGCTTATTCTACCATCTTCATTATTTTGAACCTTGCCAATATACATACTGTTGAATATCTTCGCAATATCCATCGCTATTTGGTCAAGCACTCTAATCACTTGATTTTGTGCAAAATCCTTATTCTTATCTTTATTATGCTCTATAAATGAGTTTATATCCTCAAGTACCCTTACATCATCATTATCCCTATGGAAGACAAACTCACCTTTGATTATAGCTTTCTCAAGATCTCTTTGTGCAAGCTTATCAATAAGAGTATATTCACCTAAATATAAGCTATTATCCAAGCCCTTATTAACATCACAGCCAGCCGAAGCACCTAAAACGTAGTACACAAAGCCTGCCTCTTCTTCCTTAGCCTTGCTCGTAACGTTGATAACACCTTCATAATTAGCAGCCTTATTATATAAAACTACTTGGCACTTCTTACCAACCTCATCTCTCATTCTCTTAGCAAAGCTTACGAAAAGGCTCTTTATGCTATCATCATCACCAGCGTAGCCGATAGTATTGAAGTAGTAACTTTCTATAGTCTTTAAATACTCACTATAATCATCAACCTTAACTTCCTTATCAGTACCACCAACTAAAGCCTTTACTGCTCCTTTTAATTCAGTATAATTAGCACTACCCGATACATCTACATAGTCATTAGACATAATCTTATCAGTCTTTTTATACTTTTCACTTAAAACCTTTTTACCGTAGAAGTATACTTCAAAAACAATATTATCTTTATTATCAATATCTTCTTTAAAAGCTACTTCTATCTTATTTCCACCAAGACCTGCATACTTTGCAGTTATAGTCAAGCCATTTACGGTAACTTTAGCCTTTTCACCTTTGCCATTAAGTCTATATAAATAAAGCGTCTTTGCATTTAATAATACCTCTCTTACTGGTCTTAAAAGTTCATCATCAAAGCTTAATCCAAGTAGCTTCAAGCTATCCTTTTGTAATTCTTCCTTTGATAATGTAATTAACTCATCGCCCCAGCTTAAAGGCATAGCAAAAGTCGCATAACCTCTATCACCAAATATATTAGATGGCCTTCTTACAGATACAAAATTTATATAAGTACCAGGCAAAACCTTATTTTGTACTAAAAAATTTCCTCCGCCTAACATCTACCTAACCCCCTTCTTAATAAAATCATTATAAAGCTTCTCAACCTCTTTCAAAGTATAAAGCCCATCATCATCAAGCACCACATCTAAGACATCGACATTATAATCAAGTATAACAGCCCTTTTTATGTCCGCCTTAGTATGTCTTACTTCTACATCTTTTTCTTTCTTCACTCTTTAACACTTCCTTCACTATGAAGTTTTTGCATATAATATTTGTCAGATATCTTAATGTAATTTACCTGAAAATTACAACTCATATTTATAGTTACGCCTAAGTCATCATAGTTAGTCTCGCTACTTATATCTGATGCATATAAAAAACCTGTTTCAGTCTCAATACTTTCTAATGCACTCATAAGCCTTAGCTTCACATCTTGAATATGCGTAAGGCCCTTATCCTTAACATCTTTTTTATCAGGAATATATGTCAAACTTAAAGTAAAATCAGCCTGAAATCTATTAGCAATAAGCCTTTTAAAAGTGCTATCTATGATCCTTATAAATATACAAGGAGTCTCTAAGCCGTTCATGACATTCTTCTCATAAAACTTAATATCTCCAAACTCATTTTTTAAGCTCTTGATAGCATTCTTAACTATCTTATCATCAATACCATAGCTCACTTCATAAGACCCCCAATATATCTATCGACAGTTTTTTTAATGTACTTATCAAGCTCTTTCTTTGCCCTTTCTTCAGCAATCTTAAGCATAAATACCCCATCGACCCAGCCAACAGTTATACCATTTCCATTAACTATCCTATGGCCCTTTTCAACAAAGCGTGCATAAGTAGTGTTATTGTATATTTCACAGACATAAGAGCCATCCGCATCTTGTCTAAAACTAGAGAAAAAGCTTCTTCTCAATAAGCCCGTATCTGTTGGAGATAGATTTTTAGCCTTTTTAACTACCCTTGTAGCAATATCATATAAGACCTTGCTCATAAGCTCGTCTATAGTTTTATCACTTGCCTTAAGTTTATTTTCTAAATCCTTAAGACCTTTCAAGTCGATATTTATAGCCATCTATCCACCTCTTTTACGCTGTACTCGCGATGTGAAGAGTATGCCTTTACTTTACTCACTATTAGGAAGTAATCGACTTCATTTTGTGTAAGCTTAACCAGTGAGCCCTCTTTTAATACCACCTCATATGGAGTAAATAAAGTGCTTTCAACATCACTTCTAGCGTTTTTATCATCAAGCACATACTTATTGCTATTAAAGCTTAATCTGCATTTAAACCTAGATACTTCAGCGAACACATCTCTAGTATAGCCCTCATCATCAACTCTTTCATCTTTGACATATAAAGAGCCTGATGCCATCATCAAGCTCTCAGAACTAGCCTTAATGCTTTTAAATATATCTACCATACCATTCTCCTATACCTTGTAAGATAAGCCCTATATCCGTCCATTAAAGAGCTTATAAGAGCCTTTGCATTTAATATCTTATCACTAGATTGATTATCTTTATAAGTAACCGATACATCACCTTCAGTTATAGATGCTATTGCAGCAGCTATTGCCTTCTCACTGTCTTCACCAGCTTCACCATTAATATAGTTTTTAACTACATATAGTTCAAGATAGCTAGCCATAATCATATTTACATAAGTAAACATAAGACCCTTAGGCATCTTCTCAATGTTACAGTAGTTTAATATAAATTCTCTCACACTTAAAGCGTGAAGAGTAAGCATCTCTACATCTACACCCTCATAGCCATAGCCATTAAGTTTTTTAATGGCCATAAGAGCTGCATCCTTGATATACTTCGTCTCATCATCAATCAAATACTCTTTAATAGTCTCTAATATAAGCTCTTCATTCATACCTAACACCTACTTTTTATTATTAGCTCTTCCTCTTCCTGTCGTTTTCTTTTCTTCAGCTTTTTCTTCAGCAACTTCAACTTCTTTTGCTTCTTTATCAGCCTTTTCTTCGCTAACTTCTTCGACTTCTTTATAGCCTTCTTCTTTAAGCTTAGCTATTTTTACCTCATCATCAGTGATTCTTACTAAATTACCCTTTTCTAACTTCATACTAAGCACCTACGCATACGAAGATAATCTTCTTATCTGCTTCCTTAATCCATAGATCATGATACTTTCTAAAGTCAATCTTCCATGCATCAGCCTTTTGGTTAGTATCTGGTTCAAATACTCTTAGCTTATCAGTCTTAGATATAGCTATAGGCACTCTTTGAGGAGTGATTATCCAGTTGATATCCTTTGCATCAGCTGCTGCCTTTAATCCACCAGCCTCTTGACCAGTTGTAGTACCATCTAAAATTTCATACTTAGTCTTAAGTCTTGAAGATGGAGCAATTCTTATCACAGATTCATCAAGAGATTTAACCTTAAAGTTCATTCCCCCTTGCTTAAAATCTGCAACATTGATAGATTTACCAATCTTTGGAGCATCCTCAATTAAAGCTCTAGTCTTAGTAGACATAGTTAATATAAGCGGTACATCATCACCAACTATATCTTGCACAGCTCTTATATGCTCTCTAATCTTAGTTAGAGCATTGTCAGCAGTTAAGGTAATAGCCTCAGATTGATTAGCCTTGATAGCGATATCAGCAATAGTTGAATATCTATAAGCATCAATCTCAGGAATTACATGTTCGGTTTGGAACACCTTTATAAGATTTGCACTAGTAGCTACAAAACCAGATTCATCAACATCCATTCTGTCGATTTGGAAAGTTCTACCTCTGTCTTGTGTCATCTTGTAAGTGTTGTACTTAACAGTTATACCACCTTGAACAAAGCCATTGTCCCTATCATAGTCAGCAAGTCCAGCAGTAGTCATAGTAGGTATCTTTAACTCGTCCCCACCATTATAAATTACTTGACCAGCATTAGCCTCCATCCAGCCTGACGTAGCTCCAATTACAACAGCTTGGTCAAGCTTCTTTTGCATAAGTTTTGAATACTCAATTGTGTTAATTGTCATTTAATAGACCCCCTTAATTATTAAAAATATCATCAATTTGGCTAGCCATCTTAGATTTAGCATCGCCAGTACTTGTTTCAGGCTTATGTGGCATCATTGCACCACTTTTGCCATCGTCCTCATTAGCTGACTCAGTCTTTTCAAAAAGATACTCGCTACTCTTTTTTAGCTCCTCTATAGCCTCGTCAAGGCCATCAATCTTATCATCATTAAATTTAAGCTTGTCAAGATCTATAAGCTTTTTTGCAATGTCAGAAGATTTAAAACCAGCACCCTTTAACGCCTTCTCAAGCCTTACATCATTTTTATACTTAGTAAAGCCATTTTCAGTCTCTTTAAGCTTGTCCTTTTGCTCTTTGATGGATTCATTAGCGCCCTTTAACTCTTCCTCTAAAGCCTTCTTAGCCTTTTCAAGCTCAGAGAAGCTCTTTTCCTTTTCCTTTAGCTCCTCATTCTCCGACTTCAATTGATTAATGCTCCTACCATACTCAGCCATCACCTTTTCAATAGCCTCATCAGATAGCCCTAGTCCTTTTAAAAATTCTCTTGTCATTTCTAACACCCCTTTACATATTTACGAGTTTTGTCTCGAATTTATATTTAAAAAGCAGCCATCGACATTGCATCGACAACTGCTTGATAAAGCTTATTTAATTTTATATTACCAAGGCAATATAGCTCCAAAATCCTTTATAAATTCTTTAGCCTTAGCCATCATAGAGTTCTCGCTTAAAAACTCAATCCCCTTACTTGTTATAGTGATATTCTTATAGTCCCTTATAAATTCATGAGATTCATCACTGCCAAGCCTTGGGACACTTATTATTTCTAGACCATCAATATAAGCATCCTTATAAATATTTTTATATATGCTCTTTACATATTCATCATTAAGCCTAACCTTATACTTAGAAAGATTAAGAACTTCTTCATTAGGTGTAACCCCCTCTTTCATACATTCATAAAGATATTTTAAAATATAATAAACAATTACAAAATAATCATTACTTGCCATAATATCCCACCTTTTTTAATCTATACTATTTTTGAGCAATAAAAAAGACACATCACTGTGCCTTAATTAAATCATTCATATAATAATTAGCTTTATTTTCGTTTAAGCCCCTTGTGATAGATATATCAGACAAAACATCCAATATATTTTCCAATAATCGTTCTTTACTAACCATATATCCTTATATCTTCCCTATCAATTACAGGTTTATAGACCCCAGTTTTTACAGCTCTATCCCAAGCAGTACCATCATTGTGGGTCTCATCCACCATAACCCAAGGATTGCTATCAATATACTTATTAATTATATCTTCCATAATGTCAATATCTTCTTGCTCAAATTTTACATCTGGCAATGAAAATTCATATATTTCAGAAGCACCAGCCCCAACATACTTATAATAAACAGCTGGAACTACTGGGCCAAACTGCCAAGCTTCAATAATTTCATTAAACATAGGTCTTTGATTAACTTGTAAAGATTGTCTTTGTATAAAATAAAGAAGTTTTTGAAGCTTTAAATTCGTAATAGATCTGTTAAGCTCCATATATCTATAAAGAACATATTGAGCTATATCAAAAGCACTATACATATCAATCCCTCCTTTGCATAGATTATACCACAATATGATAAACTATGCAATAATATATGAATGATTTAATAAAAAAGACACATTGCTGTGCCTTAATTCTTAATATTATTTGTCATAGGACAAAATTTCAAATCCTTTTTAGAGTGCAAATTATACTTTTCATCATAATATAGCTTATGCCAATAATCAATCAAGCAAACCTTAAATATTGCCCTGGTAGAATCATAAAATCCAATCAATCTAAGCGAACCTTCATATCCAATTTGATATATTTTTTCACCACCAATTAATTGATCTACATATCCGTCAATATTTCCACCAGATTTCTCATAAGCTTTTTTTATCAATTTAATAGCTAAATCAGTCCTATCATTATCAAAAGTATGACAGTGAAAATCATCATTATTTCTAACATTCTCAAACTTGTGTTTATGACTTAACTTTGAATTCAAATTTCTTATATTTCTAAAATGACTAATGAATTCATCTTTATTAGCTAAAAAATTAGAAAAATCACTATGCTTAACAGAATAATAAAGACCCTCAAAAGAAAAGTCTAAAACGAAGTTACTATCACTAAGTTTAGGCTCTTCAGTCTTTGCACTTCTTTTTATTTGTTCAATGTATCTCGGTATCTTTTTATTTTTCTTATCCTTTTTAGTCATATACTATCCCAATCTTTGTGAATAATATATAAAAATATCAGTATCCTCAATAACTCTATTAGAAGCTTGATACATAAAACAGCCTTCTCTAGCTTTTATCCAAGGATCTTCTTGATGACTTATGCTTTCGAGTTCATTGCCATTATACACTCCATATACTTCCCATACTTGACTAAGTACATCTTCAGTGTCTTTATTAAACTCAATAACATCAACATCAGAGTCAATAGCTTCAGAGCCATATTCTTTATACTTTCTATAAAGCTTAGGAAAGACTGGACCATGTATCCAAGCCTCAGCTCTATCCTCAAATAAACGATTATTAAGCTCATCATCACTATCATTCATTAGAGTTAAATACCAAGCATAAGCATAATATACAAGTTTTTGTAACTTCTTAGGAGATATATCTCCTTTGGATATAAACCAATTAGCTACATCAAAAACATTATACATATCAATCCCTCCTTTGAATAAAGTATACCACAATATGACACATTATGCAACAAAATGCGTAAAAAATATAAATTTCTTACAAACTTTTTATAAAAAAGATATATACAAAATAAAATAAACCAGGTTGCTTTTCAAACTAAAGAGATTACTCTCAGTAGCATTTGGTGGGAAGAGGACGACCTATTCTATTTATATTATACAACTTTTTATAAAATAAGTCAAAAAGGACGCATCTCTCATCAAATGTTATAAGTAAAACTTATCTTTTAAATACTCCAATCAAATTATCTTTACTCTTAATTATAATTCTATTTAACCATTTATATTTTTTAAATACATCATCTAATACAGCTTCGTAGTCATCACATTTATCTGTATCTACAAAAATATTATTGACCGTGCCATCACAAAACTTAATCGCAAAATCTAAAGATTTAATATCTTTAATCTTCTTAACAACATAATCATTACCCTCATATTTAAAAGATGGTATCATAATTTCAACCATATAATCACCTCTTGACAAATTCTCCCTACAGTGTTATAATATAGATAACAAATAAGGGTTTCCTCTCCATCCAAAACATACGGTTATATTAAGTAATTGATATAAACGAGGGGGGGGAACCCCTTATTTTATTTTATTACGTTCAAAGAAAAATCTAAGCTTATTTCCTTCCTTAATGATTATTCTGTTTAAAAACCTATATGTTTTATTAAGATATATTCTATCCATATTCTTTAATATTTCTTCATCTGTGTATTCATCGTTTATTAAGTCTAAAATTAAATTATTAGATTGATTTTTAGTATTCTTAACAGCTGTGGTCAATGTATTTTTACCATGACTATTTATAGTTTTTAAATCCCACTTCTCATCATTCCAGATATAATCAGGAGTCCTTATTCCTTTAGGCATAACTATCCTATCCTTTTGGATTTATTATTCTTGAGCTTATATTTATCATTTCTTTCTTTAAATCGTTATATTCTTTGATAAGCTCAATTCCTTAACAAGACTAATTCCTAAGTGTTTATCTTTCATTGTAAATTTGCTTGAGATATTATAATCTTTTCTAAAATCGCTTGCAAAATCATAATATTTATTGTTTTTATCGTCGCTTAGAAATGCTCTTAGTATATAACTTGGATATAGCCAAGCTAAGGCATTCCCTAATTCAGATATTTTATCATCGCTTAAACTTTGTAAATATTCTATTATATTTTCAGCCTTTAAACCATGTGTAAATAATACTTCTCTTTGACCTTCTTTGCTTAGTAAAGGCTTTATATATTTATCTTTAATCAATTTTCTTACCCTCATTTAAAGGTCTAACAATTGAATTTCTATCGGGTTTAGGAAGTCCTACCTCTTCAGCCATTTTACAGTATAGATTAAATTCAGCATCCGTTTTCATAGCATTTGGTATATGTCTAAAATAATGAAACATTCTATATCTTTCATCTTTGCTAATTTCTTCATTGTTTATAGCTCTGTCTATTATTTCTTTAACTCTCATCAATAACCACCTCTAAACATATTCTATCCTCACTCATTGATATGACCTTATAATTTGTTTTATTTGATAACAATAGTTCATACTCATTTATCGTAACTCCATCAGGTGCATAATTAGTATTTTTACCAATATATAAACATTTAGTATTCTTCGGTACCTTAATTTCTAACACTACACCCTTATTTTGATAGTCTGAATAATAAGCAGCATCTTCAGCAAATATCTTTGCTTGCTCATAATTTAAGCTAGAAGAATAAAAGACTTTTCCATTGAAAATATCTCCAACTTTATAATTTTGGTAGTATTTCTCATTAGTTCCTCTATAAGTAATGATATCTTCATTCAACTTAAATTTATCCATAGCACTATTGAGAAACTTTTCATAGTAGTTTTCTATTCCATCCGCTAAATCTCTATTTATATCTGCATATCCGCCCTGTGTATATTCACTAAGAGCTTCTCTCTCGTCACTATTAAAAGTTTGATAAATGCTATTACTTTGTTCTTGAAGCCTCGATATTCCTTCTTTATCTAAAACTTTATATTCAATATTTCTTTCAGCTTTTTCACTTATATTATACCCCATATCATCAACTTTATCAACATATTTCTTCTTCCACTCATCATAACTCATATACTCAGTCTTTACGCTTTTGCCATTTTCATCTCTCATCTTTCTTTCCTCAGGCATATCATCTTCATCGCCGAAGTATACAACTGTTGTACATCTACAATTAGGGTGGAATGGCGGCATATTTACACCAACCTTAGCATCTTTTATCATATAATGCTTAGTGTCTTGATCGCCACATATTTCACATGTTTTTCTATCAAGCGTTGCAAGTATCATATATTCTTCAGCCGTAGTATTTTGATAAGCATCCATTACAGCCTTGTTGCTAAAAAAGCTATCCTCAGTATTAAGCAGTCTTAAACACTTCTTGTAGCTTACGTCCATCTTCCTAGACATTCTTCTTGCTGCTTCTTTAAGGTTTGCCCCTCTAGTAGCAGATACAGTGAACTCTTTGTATAGCTCATCTACTAAAGTTTTTTTGGTCTTTCCATATCCTATCAGAAAAAGTCTTTCCGTCAGACGTCCAAGGCTTTTTAGCCATCCAGTCAAAGTATTCTTTTGTAACTCTCTTAGTGAATGAGAAGTCGTCCATAGTTCTGTATAGTAAGTAAGAAGTGCTATAGAAATTATGCTCATAAGTCTTGAATAAATTCTCAAAGATAAGGCTTTCATTCTCTTTTGCCATACTCTCTACATTTTTTACCATCTCACGCCTTATAGCTTCAGCATAGCTAAGGTTCTCGTAGTTAGCCATAGTCTCTTCTTCAAGCTTTAATTCCTTAGCCCTTGAAAATAATTCTTCCTTAGGTATCTTTTTATTTAAAGCCTTTAAATCTAGCTTTAAATCATCTGAAATCCTTGTTACATACTTTGCTATATCATCTTCTATAAGCTGAAAAGCTCTCTTATACCCTCTTTTTATCCTTATCTGAGTTATCTTTGACCTTCTTATGTCTCCTTTAAGAAGCCTCTCAAGCCTTTCACTTAAGTAATTACTCTTCTTCATCTACATAGTCGCCCATCTCTATATTATCTTCATCATCTATAGCCTTTAACTCCTCGTCAACATCATCAACGAATGGATGATGACTAAGGAGAGTCTTCTTCGATAATAAGCCCTCACTTTGAATGATCATATTTATAGTAGCTTCATCGTTTACCATTAAATTACGTTTAAATTCAGTCATAGTTAATAAATCATCGTCCTTGATATTCTTAATTTGCTTTAAGAATCTCTCTAAATGCTCAAGGCTTGCTGTGAATTCAAGTGCTGTTTGGTTAGCGTCAAGCTCCATATCTGAGTACATAGACTTGATATTTAATTCATTAGGCGCGTTGCTTGTCTTATCTTGTTTCATATCAAAGCCCATAGCATTTTCAATAAGCTTTTCCTTAAGTAAATCTAGTATAAGCCTATAGTTTTCACTATTAACATTTACTTCAAGAGTATTTACATCGCCATCAGCTCCATCAACACCAGTAGACACCTTAACTGCTCCATACTGTGCTAGCTTTTGCCTAAATTCCCCTAAGTCTTGTCCATCGTAATTTTTTAGTATCATGATGGTGTTTCTAGGATCTTCAAGCATATTGTCATAATAGTTAGACAGTATAGCATTAATCGCATCTTGTAGGCTCTTAACTCTTTTAAGTAGTGGCATCTCCGATGAGTTGCTCTTAAAATAAATAAAAGGAATCTCTCCAAAGCTGTACCTTAGTCCATCTTTTTCAAGATATCCCTCTTCTTTTATCTCTGTATAGTCCTTATCTCTTAGATATATCCTAACATCATCTTTTGTATATAAAGCTACCTTATCAATCATCTTTATATTGCCGTCTTTGTACTCTTCAGTTTGATAGACCCTAATTATCGCATCAAGGCTTTCATGATTTCTATCTTGCCATATAGGAATAATCTCCGTTGAATCCATCTTAGTCATAGATAAGTCCCCGTTGTCATTAGCTACATATAGCCACGATATCCCACATAGATAGCTTTCAAGAGCAACTTTATTAAGCGTTCTTAAGAATCTATTATCATATAAATCTTGTACTAGTTCTTGATATTTCTCATCATCGCACTTTATAGATGGAAGCTGACTAAATAAGTAATTCACCTTTTGGTCAACAGCCTTTTTATATTGATTATCAATAATTCTTGCATTAGGAAGATTTTCAATTGACTGCATCTTTCCTTCTTTACCGATAGTCCATCTCTTTTTAAGAAGTATATCTTGTTCATAGTTGTAATATCTTATAGACTCAAGCATTTCTTCCTTCTTAAGCTGAAATTCAGCAATTTTCGCATCTATATACTTAACTAGCTCATCTTTATTAAGCTTCGTTATATCCACATCTATTCACCCCCATTAATTAAAACTAAACTTACTTTGCCTCATATCTAAGGTTAACGCATAGCGGCATCCATCGATTAAGTGGTTATCCTTATCCACCAAGCGATTAAGCACGTTGCCATCCTTGTCCGTATCGTAGTCAATATTTTCAAACTCCATAGCAGCGTTAGGACATCTCTTAGGATCTATGATGATGGCGTCTAAATCATCAAGCCACTTTTCACCATATTCAACACTTCCTTGTCCCTTCTTCGCTCCATCGCACTTTAGACCATAGCCCCTCATCTCTTCAATAGACTTAGGCTCAGCACTATCGCAGATAATCCTCGTATCAGTCCATCCTCTTCTTTTTATCTCTTCAGCCGCTTCACGATTGCTCATCTTGACCCTATATATCTCATCAAAAATATAAATCCTTCTTCTCGTCTTGTCATAGTGAAGTCTTACACATGCTAATGGGTCAGTAGCATAGCCCCAGTCAAGACCCATTCTAATGTTGTCAAAGTTCTTAATGTCAGCATCACTTAGCTCTTTAAACTCTAAATTGTCAAATGGCACTACACCAGAACCGATAGGCTCTCCCAAATACTCATGCCTATATTTCAAAGGCTTTACTTTTTTAATATGCTCAGCCTCATCTATAAAAGCCTTGGATATATATGGATTGTCTAAGTAGCTTGATTTATGAATGTATAAGTTCTTTGGAAGTAGAACGCTCTCAAACCTCTTATTAACCCATGATTGACGTCTCTTTGGTGGATTGTACGAGTAGATAATCTTGTACTTTAAACCGTCCATAAGCTCAGCTCTCAGGATTGACTGTTCAATAGATGAAACCTCTTCTTCAGTCTTAAACTCTGCTAGCTCCTCTATCCATAAAGTCGTTATAGGGTACTTACTAACCTTGATTGACTTTATCTTCTCAGGATTATCAGCACCAGTAAAGATTATTGTGTTACCCCTTGGCGTATATGTTATCTTTAATGGGCTTTGATTAAACTTAAAGTATCTATCAAGCCTAAGCATAGATATAGCCTCTTTTAATTGCTCATAACAGCTTTTATCAAGCGTCTTACCAACCTTTCTAACACATAGTATAGTTATAGGGTACTTGATAAGCTCTAGTATTAGCTCTATAGCAACAGTAGTAGACTTGCCGCTACCACGTCCACCTTTTAGTACGTAGTAAGTATATTTGCCCTCTTTAATAGCCTTGTGAACTTCTCTAAACTTTGGAGCTATAATATCTTTTAAGCTTATAGATATATCACTCATCTATATCGTCCTTAATAATTACAGTCTCAGCTTCTACTTCTAATTTTTCAGTCCATAAACTGTATCTTTTACCTATAAGCTCCGCCGCTTTTATCCTGTCTTTAGCTCCAACGTCTATTTCTCTTACTTCCTGCTTAAAATCTCCACTATTAACAAGCACAGATTCTTTTTCTTCTCCTCTCATAACCCTTGTTAAGTACTCAAGCACTTCTTTTTGATCTGCAATAGCTTTATCTTCTAAGTCTTTCATCTTCTCGTCAATATAGCTTTTAACTGCTTTATTTTCTAGTATTTTGCAGCCTTTGCCTCTTGCATAGCTTTCAGTATAGCCTGCTGCTTTTAATGCTTCGTAAATGCTGCCAAGCTTGATATACTCGTCAGCAAATCTCTTTTGTTTAATATTTAGTTTTGACAAATACATCACCACCTTAATATTTAATATGTACCAGCCCCAAGGCACACCCAAAACCTTGAGGCTCAACTCAAAGGAGGATTTTATGCAAAGAAAAAGACGCCCCCAAGTGAGCGCCCCTCTTCGTCTAGGAGAAAAAGCAATCTTTAATTACTTTTTCGGAAATCTGCAGAGAATGATAAAAAACTGCAACATTTCCTAATATCATAATAACACAAAACCAACTGACATTTACTGACATCTTTTAATATTTTCGCAATTATTTACAATTTCCGATAAATTAGCCAGTGCTTTGCCGTGTAATCTATAAACATGGCGCTCATCATATTTTAAATCTTTTGCTACCGTTCTCCAGCTGCGGCACTCGAAATATCTTAGATTAATTAATAGCTGCTCATCTTCATCTAACATATCTACGTAGTTAGTCCATATGTCAAGTAGCTTGCATAATTCAGCTAAGCTTTTACACATTTTCCTATTGACCTTATCTATTTGATCTAATATCTTATCGATATTTTCGTATATGTTGCAGCCCTCGCATTTTGGCATATCATCTATTACAGGGCTTTTAATCCCAGTCTTTTTTGCATCAAGATAATCAATCTGCCTTTGCTTACTTTCTATGTCCGCCTTAATCGCTCTTATTTTCATTAGCTCGTCTTTAACGTTTATCTCAATCCCATTCATCTTGCTTATTCTCCCTTAAAACCTCTGTCGCTACTTCTTCAAAACGTTCAATTGTCCACTTGTCCTTTTTTATCTCTTCCTTTGTTTTTTTGTATCGCTTTAAGTACCATATATATTCATCTATAAGCCCTATGACTATATTGTAATTATTGACAGCTTCTTCTATGTTTTCAGGTCTCATATAATAGCCAAGCTGGTTAACTATTTTTATAAATCTGAATAGATTAAGCGTTTCCGTCATTATCTTCACCTAAGCTTTCTCCCTTTTTTTCTTCTTTCTCTTGTGCCCTTGCTGCATTTTTAAATATTAGATAATCTCTCTTGCCTATCGTGATATCAACTATATCTGCCTTGTTAATCGTTTTAAGGTCTTCACTGTCCGCGAATGTTATAAACTGCACCTTAGGATTTTGTATATCTTTCATGATAGCCTCAATAGTTTCAATGCTTAGCTTTTTAACATATTTTTTTGATTTAATCCAAAACGCTACTTCAACAGCGTTAGTCTTTGCCTTGTTAATTATTTTAACTAATTCTAAATCCATGTCTACCTCCTAGCCCTCTATGTCACATTTCTCTAAATCATCTATCGCTAATTTAAAACACTCCGCAGGATCTAAATTAAGTTGTGCCGATAATATAATTAGTGGTATAAAAACAGCGCCTAGTGCATATTTAAGTCTTCTGTAGTTTTCATTTACTTCTTTTTCGCTGCATACTTTACCGTGCGATAATAAATTACATCTTTCCGACCAGTACATGTTATCCATGTGTACTTGCAGCTCTATCGCTTTTCGCGCAATCAATTCAAGTTGTGTTTGTGCATACTCCTCTTCAACTATGCCGCATTCTTTAGCAATGTCTATTGTTTTTTTTATTGATTTATTAAAGTTCATGCTTCTATCTCCTCCGCTGGTATTTGCTTAAACTCTGATAGGTCTGTATGTTGCTCTTCTTTAATCTTGTCAATCTCTTTTTGTGTAAATTGTGTCTTAAACATGTGGTCTCCACCCATAGTGCTTATGCAAAATACATCTTCACTCATATCAAAATTTAAAAAAGCACATACCTCGTTATAGTCTAAATCATAAAAACTTTTTATTTTTTGCAAATAAAACTTTTTCTCTTCTTCTCTTTCCTCTATAGGCGTTCTTGCATACTCTACACATATTTTTAATAAGTCATTTTTTTCTAAGCATTCATGAAAAAGATTAACCCTGTTACTTGTTCTACATATCTCAGCACATACTAATATTTTATTTAATATTACATAATAATTTTCCACAGTATTAACTGTAAAACCCAACTCTTCAACCTCTTTAATAAATTTACTTGTTTTCATTCTTCCACCACCATTCTTGCAAATTCTAGTAACCCTGTATTAAACTTCTTTTTTATTTTTTCTATTTCGTTCCAAGTAAACTTAGTTTTATATTGAGCATCTTCTATATCGTCTCCCAAACCCCAATGTTTATAGTATTTATTATAGTTTAAATATTCATTTTCATAAAATTTTTTGTTAAATTTACGTAAATAATATTTTTTCTCTTCTTCTCTTTCTTCGATTGGCGTTGATGTATAATCTACACAAAGCTTAAATAGGTCTTTATCATTGTGATAAAAATATTTAAAACCATAAATATTTTCTTTGTCAATTACTGCCAAATGTGTATATTCTTTTCTTACAATCATGCTATGCTATGTTTCTTTTACGTTATATCCTAACTCATTTATCTTTTTAATAAATTCCTTTGTTTTCATTCTTTCACCTCTATCATTTCTAAATTTCCTACATCTTCAGGATGTTTTTCCGCGATCTGCATTATTTCCTCAATTGTAAATTTTGTTTTCGTCCACGGCGTTTCGTCTTTTGTCGACGGGAAAAACCTGCCATTGTAATTGACAAAACCTTTAAATAATCCGTGACTTTTTAAATAGTATTTTTTCATTTATTTTCCTTATTTATTAATTTATCTATTTCGTATACACATTGACTTAACGCGTAAGCAAAACTAATATTTTTATTTCTATTATCAAATCTTATAAACCTGTTGACTGGCTTTCTTATCCAACTTGGATTTTCATATTCGTGATATATCCCAGCTCTTTCCATTTGCGCTACATAGTAGTCAAACTCTAGTCCATAGATATCATATTCATAATGATTAATTGCTATATCAAAACCTTTATGTTTATAACATTTTCTTTCTTTTTCTCTTGCAGCTTCAATATACATTTTTATTCTCCCAATACCTTAACCCTTAAGTATCCTGCTCTCTTAGTAACCTTTGGATAATCACTCATAAGCTTTACATATAATTCTGCATCTTTCTTTTCTATTGCCTTTGTATCGATTGAGACTGTTTGCGTAGCTGCTACAACGCTCAGCTCTGCATACTCGTCTTTGTAATTATCCTTGCCTAGCTTTTTAAGCTCTTCTAGCATTTCCGCCTTGATCTCTTTTTCTTCCGCCTCTAGCTTGTCTTTTAATTCCTTTATCTCTTTTAATCTTTCAGTTTTAAACATTCTTTTATTCCCCCTTGTTTTCTTCTTGTTCTTTAAAAACTATAGCAGCTCCGCATATTTCTTTCCAATCAAATGCTACCTTACTGCCATCTTTAAATTTTATAACTGGCTCGTAATCGTTTCCCACACATATACTTTCTATAGATGCATTATTTTTATCCTCATAGTCTACATCTGCAATTTTCATTACGAATATTTTTTGCTCTTTACTTAACAATATCATTCTTTTATTCCTCCTTGTTTTTCGTTGGTTTCCAATCGCATAATTCAACGTATAATTTATATCTATCATCTAGCGTTAAGATATCGCTGTCTTCTTTTGATTGATGCGTATATTTTTTTATTTTTCTTAACGCTGTAAAAAATATTCCAACATTTGTTATATCAAAATGTGATAATCTGCCCGCAACAATTCTTTTATCTTCGTAATAAATATCTTTATGACAACTATCTGCTATACTTAAAAAATCATAATGTATGCAGCTCCACCACGCATAAAATAGCTTAACAAAGTCAACCTCTGTTTCTTTTAATTCCCACTTATCCCAATCTACATTGAGACCTAGATATTCATAAAAATATTCGGGAAAAGCCTCGTTTACCCAAAGCATTTCCACCCTATATATTTCTTTCTCCGCCTCTTTTAAAATAAGATATTGCTGTTTCCACACAGTTTTCGATGCTCTTTCTAGCATGGCATCCAATACTTCCTTTTTCTGTTCTGATGTCATGTTTTCAATGTCCATATCTCCTAGATTATTAATATCTATCATTTTCTCCTCCTAAATATTTATATTCATCTTTTGCGTATACATGCGGCACGCAAAACGCATCGCGAAGAATTATACTCTCACAATCATTCTCGATCTTAATTTTTCTTCTGTATGTTTTGCCTATTTTGTCGAACATGTTAGAATCTATATATTTAAAAAATAGTGTTTTATCGGTTCTCTTGACTATCCTAATTCTTATGCCGTTATCAGCTTTATATATTTTATTTATTTCAAATTGCTTCATAATTTTCCTCCTAAATCGCGTTTAATCGTCTATTAAATTCTTTATTTCTCTCAATGTTTATTACATATTTCCCTGCTCTTTGATTTATCCTGCCTGCCAAGCTCTCATCAAGCCTTGCTATCTCCGATAAATCCATTTCCGAAGATATTATCGTCTTCTTGCCGTTGGTGTATCTATCATCGATAATCTCCCATATAATCGCTACGTCTTGATCTAATACCTTGCCCTTAAATAAATCATCGATATATAGCACCTCGCAATTGACTAGTGGTAATAGTTCTTCGTAGTATTCGCTGTCGCTCGTGAATTTCTTACTCTTTAGACTTTGCACCATCTCTATATATCTTTTATATCTTACTTGTACGCTTCGCCTTAGTAGCTCCACTGCTATAGCTGTTGATATATGTGTTTTGCCTGAGCCTGTTTGCCCGCCGATAAAAAACCACTCTTTAGATTTTACGTTTTCAATGGCAAGTCTTTTAATCTTTGCCGTTAATTCATCAACTACCTTGTAGCTATCAAAGCCTAAGCCATTTATCTGATTTTCTAAACCCGACTTTTTAAGCTCTCTTATCGCTCTTCTAATTCGCATACACTCGCATTCTGCAAGAGCTTCGCCTGTCTCAGTTTTAATCATATAGTCGCCGCGGTTCTTGCATTTCTCGCAGTTGTAGCCATCTTCTTCATTTAATCGACCTATTGAATTGTTATAATTCTCGACTACGTCAAAGGGCTTTTCTAAATTCAAGCACCCTGTATCATAGCCCATCTCGCCTAGTAGCGCTTTTAAATCAATCAAAACCTATATCCCACCTTTTTCCATGGATCGTCGTCCTCTAGCTTTTCCTCGTCCTTGTATTTATCTTCAAGTACTTTTAAGATATTAGTATCGTTCACTATAAGCCAATCAAAATCGACTTTCCAATGCCTATCATTTTCACCTCGTAGAAAGCTTGATTCTTTTATCTTGTCGATAGCTTCTATGATTTTTCCTTCTCCTAACTCGTCAAGCCTTGCTCTTAGCTTCGCTTTTCTTTTATCACTTAGCTTGATGATTTTGTTTAAATCATATTCAGTAGCTGCTCCATTAAATACATCTGTTATAATTCTAAAACTATCTCGTCTTTTTTCTAATTCACCCTTAGAAGAATTATTATCTTGTTTTATTATATTTGTATTATTATCTTGTATTATTATACTTCCGACTGGTCGGTACCCCCCTACCGATGTATCGGTACCCCCCTTCTTATCTGTCGGTACCCCCCTACCGACTGGTAGGTACCCCTCTTCCGACTGGTCGGTACCCCCTTTGTCAAATAAACTATCATAATTTAGATATATTTTACGTTCAACATCATTAACACGTCCCTCTTTTTCTTCAAAATCCCTGCTGATATAATTAAGTTCTTCAAGATGTTTTAAATATAAACCTATAGTGCTTTTTGATGTCTTTAATATTTTTGATAAATAAGCATTAGATGCAAAGCAATAGCCATTTTTATTACATAGCGATGAGATCATTGTATAAAGTATCTTTTCGCCATGACTTAAATCTTCGCTATAAAGTATAGCATTTGGTATTATTCCAAACGCTCCAACATATTTTTCTTTCTCATCCATCTAAAAATCTCCTCTTTTCATCTCTCTAAACTCATCAACATATTTTCGCTCTAATATATATTGTTTGATAAATAGCTTGCTCTTAATGATATAATCCTTAGTTCGTATGCCCTTTACATCTTCAACAATTCTTTTGCCATCTTCTTCATACATAAAATCTGCTATATAATCAATCGCTCTAATCGTTTTACCATTATATTTAAAACTATCCATCAAATTAAATTTAGGCTGTATCTGTAAATTTTTTATCGTTCCCGCTGTTTCTAATATCACTAATTGAGTGTATCTTTTTGCCTCTAGGCCACTGTCAAAGGTGATGCCTCCGACAGTAGTCTTAAAAGCTCTATATTTACTGTATGACATTATTTTTCTCCTCTAGCTTCTACGATCTCATCACATATAGCTTCGTAGTCTTCCCACTTAACTTCTTTGCTTGACTTGTAGCCATACCTTGCGATAACCTTTTTACATAGTTCAGCATCGCCACCCGATATAGCGTACATACGTTTTGCTTGAGCCGTGCTTATAATTCCAGGTGCTGCTTCTTCCTTAGGCTCTTCTTGAGCTGCACTTGTAGGCTTTGCTGCTTTTGTATTCGTCTTCTTTTCGCTATGATCCATACTGTCAATATCTTCGCTATCATCTATCGCAAATAGTCCATTTAAAGCATATTTACGTGCATAGCTTGATGCGCTTCCTGTCATATGTGCGACGTCCATGCCCTTTTTATCAGTCGCTATTTGAGCAAGTCCCTTTGATGTGATGCAGGCTTCACTGTCGCAGTCATTAAGTATTGCCGTAGCTTCTACAAATGTAAGGCCATTTTCAACCCTTATATTGTCATTCAGCCTTAAGCACAGCCTAGCTACATTAGTTAATGGCTTTACAGCTTCAAGTATATCCTCGCATGATCTATAGTTATATCCAGCCTTACCGCCAAAGCTTGCACGTCTATTTTTAGGTACTTTTAAATTACTTTGTACATAATTTAGCTTTTCATATATGTTTAATACTTTTACTTCTTCAGCCATACTACTCACCTTTGACCTTTCTTTCGATTATCGCCATGATCTCGAATATAACGTCTATATCGTAGTTACTAAGAGCCGTTGCATCCTTTAAAAAGTCCATGCACCAGCCATCGCCATTACATGTAATCGATAAGACCTTATTTAATCCAGTAGTCTTTAGAGTGTACGCTTCAAAAGTTTTTAGCTCGCCTAGTCCGTTGTATGCTTGGTAGTTTTCATAATCAACAAGCATATCAAACTTTCTTAATTCCTCAATAAATTTCTTGTCCATCATTCTTTTAATCCTCCTAAATTTATTTTATTTCTTCCATGCCTATAAGTTTGCAGTCATCGTATATATATTTTTCTTCGCTATCAATCACTAAGAGTTTATTATCTGGAAGTCTAAAACACGCTTCTAAATTTTCAACTTCTATAGTTTGAGCGTTGCCTTGCGAATAATCGCCGTAATCGTTATTTCTTATACAATGTATTAATACTTTCATTTTTAATACCTATAAATCGCGTTGATGCTGTTGAAGCTCGTACTGATCCACCATATTATTAGTGCTATTTCTGCAGCTATCAACACTACATCAATCGCGTAAACTATTAAGTAAGCTGTATTTTTAGCTATTTTCTTAAACATCGATTTTTTCATACTAAACTCCTACCTTCCACACATATTTTTCGCCGTACTTTTCAAAGTAGTACTCTTCAAACTCTTTTCTATGCTCTTCAGTTTTAAGATATTCTCTGATGTCTTGAGCAATATATCTTGCGAATAGTTTTGCATCTCCCTCTTTTAATTCCATGCTTTTTCTCCTTTCTTCTTCTCCCTCTGTGCTATAATTAGCTTAGGAGGTGATATTATGACCGAAGTTTATGCTTGTCTTGCTGGCGAGTGGGTATGCTTAAACAGTGACGAAGACTGTGGCATTGGATCCAACCATCTCTCGCCTAATACTTGGTATGAAGAAAATGCCGAAATATTTTCTTCATACTCAAAGCAAGAACACACATACTATCAATTGGACTACGTTCACATCTACTTTAAAGGTGTTGACTACCGTATAAATCCAATCTTTATTCAAATCGTAACTAAATAAATTTATCTTGCTTAATTAAGTTACGTACGTGCTCGAGTTCAGATTCACTTAAAACAAAATTTCTTTTTCTGTTCTCGAGCACAATCTCTACATAATTATTAATAGTGTTCCATTCTAAAGCCGTGAACTTATTTCTAAATCTTAAAAATTCATCAATATCCTTTTCGTTAATCATTTTTTCTCCTTTCTCTCCTGTGCTATAATTAGCTTAGGAGGTGATAATTTGATAAAAGTATCTGCAGATATTCTTCAAAACTTAATTAAGTATTTAAGCAATGAGAATATCAAATACATCGGATATTTCAGTGAAGATAAGATTGATAAAAACTTCTCTTTTGATAACGATTCAAAAGATATTAGATATACAGTTTTAATCAATTCGCAAATTGGTCAGTTCTACACATACACAAGCGAACAAGCCTTTAGCAATTTGATTAAAGTAGATAAAATATCAATCACAAATCATACAGCTGAAATTTCCTAAAAAGAGGGCTACTTGCCCTCGTACATATCCAAAGGCTTACTTAACTTTTCATAGTTAAGAAGAATCTCAATCATCAGCTTATAACGACTACATAAGTCTATATCCCCCGACTTCATAGCCCAATATAGAAGCCATGCAGCAGGATTTTTGCTAAAACAATTAATTAAACTGTCCTTGTCCTCGGCGTCTTTTAAAATTACAACATCTTTAAAATTCATTTACTCCTCCTACTTCTCCAATCCCTTTATCATATTCAAACCATTTAAAAATCCAAGTAAAATAAGTTTTTCATCCTTGCTTAATTCATGAATAAATTTCTTCTCATTAATAGCTTCTTGCATTTCCTTTTCATCTAGTAGTAAAATAGCCATACAACCAACCCCCTTAAAATAAACTAATTAAACTTAATACAATCGATACAATACTTAATGCAATCGATGCGTACAGTAGTAATCTTATTGACTTTTTTTCATCATTCATATATAATCTATGGTGAGTTTATACTCTAGGGGCTTAATTATGCGCCCCTAAAATATCTATTAGTTTGATGATGAGATTTATTATCTTTTCAATTAGCGTTATAATCGCAGTTATAAGAGCTAATTTTAATAAATTCTTGTCATCATTCTTTTTAGATTTCTTCACCATTTTCCCTCCCTTCTGTATTCTATGTTTACATTATACTACACATTCAAATCATTGTCAATACATTTTTGTAAATATTCGATATTTTTTATTGATTTTTTTATTCAAATATGATATAATCAATACAAATAAGGAGGTACAATTATGACAATCAATGATAGAATTAGAGAACTTAGAAAAAACTTAGGACTATCAGGCGAAAAGTTCGGTGAACAGATAGGTCTTACACGTATGGCAATATCAAACCTTGAAACAGGTAAATACAACCTAACCGAACAGACAATACTTTCAATCTGTAGAGTCTACAACGTAAGCGAACAGTGGCTAAGAACAGGAGAAGGTGAAATGTTTAAAAACATAAGCACCATCCCACTTGATGAGCTGCTAAAAGATGCAGACGAACTCGAAGCCAAAATATTTAAAGCCTATTTTTCACTTGATAAAGATCTAAGACAAGAAGTCATCAAACACTTTAAAGAAATTATCAAGCCCGAAGAATAGGGCTTTTTTTATTCATTCCTTTAAGCATTCCATAAAGCATTAACCTTTCATCATCATTAGCTTGTCTTAAAAATTGAATAAGTAATTCAATAATTTCTAAATCAATCATTTACTCCTCCTAAATCACTTCTTTAAGTTCTACGCCCTTTACAAATCTTTCTAAGTACCTTTCTTGATAATCCCTTGGCACTGCATAGCCAAGCATCTTTATCATCTTCTTCGCGTAATCCATAGCCTTGTCTTTCGATACCTCGTGCCAGTCAATTCTTCTTGATCTAATTAAATACATTTGCTTTTCTCCTTTCGTTGTTTGTAAATAGAATTAAATTCTAGTACTTGAGCAAAAAAAATCGATTGAATCAATAGATATTTTATAAGCTTCAGATATTTTCTTTTGATATAAAGCACTTATATTCCATGGTTCTTTTTCCCACTTAACTAATGTACTAACCGCAATACCTAGTTTTTTTGCCGCTTCGACCATAGTCATATTAGCATTAACCCTTGCAGCTTTAAGTGAAATTTTATCATCAATTATTGTTTTCAT